CCTACACCGCCACCGCCAGCAAAGCAGGAATAAACGCCTGCTGCAGGGTTGTGGAGAACTACCTCACGGATTTTGCCGCCATTGCCACCAAAACCGCCCTCACCGCCAACGCTGCCAGCCTGCAGGTCATTATAGTCATCTATCCCTTTCAGGCCAGAAGAACCGCCGCTGCCGCCGCCTATAATGACGAATCTGGCAATCTTTGTTCCCTCTTGGATGGTGATTGTGCCGTTGCCAGTGACATACGCCCAATGGGTGTAGTTATTGCCGAAAGTGTCTGGCACATACCCAGTCACGAACTCACAGGATGCACGGATAAAGGACGAAATCTTTGATTTCATTTTCGTCAGGAGTGCCTGCACAGTGTCCCCGAACATATCAACAAACTGGTATAGCCTGCCGCACTTTTCAGAATCCACTTTCAGGTCAGCATTTACGATTTCGCTTGAGGTGTAGTAGGACAGCAGCCTGTCTGCTACGTTTTCAGAGTTGACGCCAGTCACCAGCGTGGCATCGTCAACCGATACCGTGTAGCTTTCGCCGCCGCTGTTGTAGTTCTTTTCTACGGTGGACTGCTTGTCATAGTACGGTCTGCCAGTCAGCACGCCCTGCCCTGAAACTATGGCGTAGTTTACGCCAGCTTCTACGACAGTCAGGTCACCAGTAGCCACAAGGGAGCTGACCACAATAGGTGCTTGTTCAAACACAAAAAGCTTGTTGTTCGCTGGGGCTTTGTCGGAGTTGTCAATCAGCGTCACGGGTTCTGTTGTCCTGACATCCTGATAGGAATGCTCGGTCAGCCGCACGCTGGTAGCAACCGCTGGATATTTAATCGTCCCACCCACGAAAATCCTGCTCTGTGGGATGGTTGGCACGGTTTCCGATGGCCTGATGAACGTGAAGTGCATATCCCCATCAGCGTTCTTAATGATGGAGAAGTTTTCTGCAAACATGACCTGATGCAGGTTTTTCCGCTTGGTGTCATACGGCAACCAGCCGAAAATCTTGGTGTTTGCCACATCCTCGTCCATTGTGTACGGGGTGTCATCCAAGTCCTCAATGTATGCCCTGAAAACCGCATTGTTGAACGTGGTAGGAACTCCAGAGGTGTGATAAACATACACGCACGCCCCAGCAGTTGCCGATTCATTTGGAACAACGATTTCGCTTGTACCCCACGGCCTTGGGGATTTCACAATGACATCAGCGTAGGCCGTGGCATCTTTATCGAACAGAATCAGCTCAACCAGCAGGTTTGTCGGCGTTGTATCCCCTACAACGTAGGTATGTCCGTTTCTCTCTATCGAGCCGCTTATCAGCTCCATCGTGCATCTGTGCCTGTGGCCTGCGTTTATTGGCAGGTTATACTTGCAGTTATTGAGCCAGTTCGTTGCATTGTTTGCTGTCTTAAAGACATTCGCACCGTCAAAGCTGAAGTAAAACTGCCCAGTCGTTTCGCCATCCAGTTTGAGTTCGCCATTTGAACAGGTAACGGTGACGCCCCTGTAGGTGAACGAACCGTCATCAGGTACATCTGTCACAATGCGCTTGCTGACCACCTGCCGTGCCAGCGTCCTGAACGATGTGCCTGTATATACTCCCCCCTTGTGATACTGCTTGTTCAGCAGCCCTATAGGTGAGATTGTGCTGATTTTGAACCTGTTTGTCGCAATCCGCTGCACCTGCTTGAGGTAAAACTTATGTTTCAGGCTTCCGCTGACGTAGTGGAAAACGGGTGTGCCATACGGCACGGCAATCAGGCCAGCAATGTCATTCCCCTCATACTTCACTATGAAGTTCAGGACATCAATAGCCAGCTCCGATTCAATCAGGTCAACGGATTCCTCATAATCCACGGACTGTGCATCTATGACCGCATTGTTAAACTCAAAGGCAGGTGTTTCAACGCTGCCGATGTAAATTGTGTTTCCAAGTGCTGCCATCTATTTCTCCTCTGCTGTCAGGACTAAACCTGTCCAGTATTCTGTGCCAGTGCCGCCCTGCCCTTTGTAAACCGTTTCGCTGATGCCTGCCATGTAGTGGATAGTCCTGTAGGCGTTTGTCCTTGGGTCGAAATAATACAGGGTCGGGTCATCCACCGTGACCTTGGCAAGGAAATCAGCCTGCTGCGCAGGTGTCAGCGGCATACAGGTCAGCGTCACAACCGCTTTCCACGCAAGCACATCCTCTTCCCTGTCACCCGACAGCATTGTGCCGCCGTTGTTTCCGAGGACTTTGGTATATGCCACGCTCATGCCCCTTGGCGTGAAGTAGTTTGTGACATCAACATTATTCAGCTTTACCGTTTTTGCCATAATTCACCTCACGCATAGGCGTTTATCAGGTTGCCGCCGTGGCGGTCAGCTTCGTCAAGGTTGTACCTGTACTGGTTTCTGGCAAGCACAGCACCGTCAATCAGCTCGGTGATGTTCAGCACCAGCTCTCTTGCGCCACCTGCTGCAGCACCTGCAATGCTGCCTGCGCCGCTTGAAGCAGTAGGCATTGCGAAGCCCAGCGTTTTGTTGAAAGCGTCATCAAGCAAATCGCCGTTGTCTTCAATGCCCTTGGCGAACAGTTTCATCATGTCAGGTGCAAACGTGTGGAAGTTGGACAAAGGTCCTTCATCAGGTTCTGAGAAGTGCAGGAAGCTGGCTGCTTTTTGTGCCACACTTGACACCGCTTCGCCCACCGCAGATATCTTGCTCTTGATACCATTGACAAAGTTCTGAATCAAATCCTGCCCCCAGCTCAATGCCTGACTTCCAAGGCTTTTCAGAGTATTGCCGAGCTGGTTGATAATCTCACGGCCTGCGCTCTGGATTTGCGGCCAGCCTGCCCTCAAACCGTTCACAATTGCCATGATAATCTGAGGTATTGCTGCAATAATCTGCGGTATGTTTTGGATGAGTGCAGTCACCAAAGCAACGATGATTTGCACGCCATTTTCCACTATAGCTGGCAGGTTATTGATGAGAGCCGTAACCAGACTGTTGATTATCCCAGTTCCAACCTCTATGAATTTCGGCAATTCGGAATTCAGCTTTTCGAACAGATTGTTTATGCCTTGGTCAATCATCGCAAGGCCGCTATCGGTATCCCCTGCGAAGATGTTTGTCAGCCCGTCCATCACGGTTGTGATAGATGGCAAAAATTCAGAAATCAGGTTTCTGCTCAAGCCTTGGAACGCCGTCTGCATATCCTGCAGGCTGTCCTGATAGTGGGCTGCAGCCTTTACGGCTTCTTCAGACATAACGCCGCCCAGCTCATGCACCCTGTCACGCATCGCCTGCGTGTCCTCTGCGCTGGTATTCAGCAGTGCGCCGAGTTCTGTTGCACCACGCCCAAGAAGCTGGCCTGCAAGGTATGTCCGCTTCGTTGTGTCCTCAACGTTTTGCAGTGAGGAGATGGTTTTTTCAAACAGTTCCTGCTGCGACATATTCGCCAGTTCCTGCTCTGTTATGCCAAGCTCCTTGAATGCCTTGTTGCCTGTTTCCGCAGCGTTTGCGAGGGTTTTCATACTGGACTTCATCGTTTCCATAGATGTGCCGCTATGTTTCATTACAGCGTCCCATTCTTGGTACGCATCAGTTGTCAGCCCCATCTTTTGCGACATTTTGTCAATATTGTCACCGTAGGCCGCAACGTCAGAAGTCCCTTTTACAAGTGCAGCACCCATTGCCACAGAAGCTGTCGCTATTGCGCCAACCGCTGCCGCACCCATTTTGCCAGCAGTTACCAAACCGCTTTTCAGCTTGCTGCCAAAGCTTTCCGCTTTCTGCTGTCCCTCGTTCAGGCCGCTTTCATACTGGCTTGTATCAAGTGTTAATTTCGCTGTCAGTTCAAATACATCCATTTAAGTATCACCCCCAAACGACAGGCCAGCTTTGAGAATAACCTCTGCTGCAATTTCGTCTGCGCTTCTGTTGTCTGGCTTCTTTTCATCTGCCAAATCAAGCCACCTGTTTGTGATATACGCCCCCCGTGCTACGGTGGCTATATTTTCACCTATCAGACGCAGAACGTCCGTCAAATAGCCCCTGTAGGCCTTTTCACGCATTTCAGCGTTCCAGCACGAGATGCAATGGTCAATAACGTACCTTTTCCCAAACAGGTCAAGCAAGTCAAGCCGAATCCTTATGGAATAGTCAAAATACCTTTGTTCCCCAATTGTGCCAACGACATAAAAAAACTGAGTACCTCTTCCGAATTGATGATATCGGTAACATTTGCCAGTATCTCAATCATGCTGTGGTTTTCCAAGTCTGCAGGCTCAATGAAGCACAGCAGCCCCAGCAGTTCAGCCGTTTCTTCGGGGTATTCGTCAAGGATGGCGT